TTACATGTTATGATTGTTTTGATAAGCTGAGTCTTGCGAAAAAGGCAATCTTGAAATATTCCAGAAAATACGAAATTGTAGAAAGTTCCGACAATGCGTAAAATACCACTATTTGACGAAGTTCTTGTTATAGTAAGAAATAATTTATCAAAGGGGAAAGCTATGGAAAGCATATTTGGTTATACAGTTAAAAATTTACACAACAATATTGCAGGAGAAACAGCGTATAAATTGACCGGCAAGCGCGGTGCCGTATATTCACTTATACGCCATCAAAAGCAACCTGATAAAATGTACGTTGTTAGCAGTAACATGACTATTTGTAGCATAAAAGGCAATTATACTTTTAGTGACAAAAAAGGCTATTTAGAGGCGTTATCATGATACCTGAGGAACTTTTAGATCACAAAACAGATTGTTATTGTTTTAAATGTCAAGCCTATTTCGGGCACAGTAGATGCGGCGTTATGGGTTATGATGAACGTAACCCATTAAATACATGGCGTGGATTTTTAGCGATTAAATACGGAAAGGATTGATACCGATGAAAAAATATCTTTACATGTATTTATACATTTTGCTAGTTATCGCTTTTGAATATGTCACTACTGTTTATATTTGTTCTTTAAATTTTAGTTACAATATGGGTTTGATAGTTTTGTTTGTATCAATAGGTATATTGGCACCTGTTTATATTTGGTTGTTTTGTAAGTTGTTTAAAATCACTATATTCTAATTATCATATATTCAAAGTTCGATATGTTTTGACCTTTGAATATATGAATGTTTTAATGTAATTACCATTTAAACTGATTTTTAAATTTAAAACTATTAGCTAATTAACTGCCGTCACTTACCTATTAACTGCGATTAGTTGCTTTAACTGCCGATAGTTGTTTTAACTGCATTAACTGCATTAACTGCCTTAAATTGACAACGTAGTAATAAAGAGTAGTATAGTAATTAAGTTTACTAACTAAAGTATTGAAAGGGGACGTTATGAAAAACTTATTTGCACAAGTAGCAGAATTAAATAAAAACCTATATCACGCTTGCGATAGTTGCGGAAAAATTACAGAATTAAGACCTTACAACAATAATGAATTGACGGATCACAATGATAATTTATGGCACTTGTGTAAAGACTGTTATCCTAAAAGTATTGAAAGGGGGACGTTATGAAAGTTTATATCACAGCACGTGCATTGTACGCAGTAGAAACAAAGGATAGAACTTTAGTCACGTTTAACACTCTGATTAATGCTAATAGCTTTATACGTTCGCAAAATGAAGTTCCTGTTTATACTTGGTTTAATTAAATAACCATACCTACAAATAAAGGAGATTGCCTACAATGAAAGTTATAATTGAAAATTTAAGACTCTGCCAAGATTGCACGCTAGCCGCTGTTAATGATGATTATTCAGGTCTTGACTATTACCTGAATGAAGCAGAATCACTTGAACGTCAAAAGGAAATTGTCGCAGGTCTTGAAAGTCTCGGATTAGGTCTTGTTTGTGGGGATGATACGGACGAATTTTCAACCAGAAAATGCGATTGTTGTGGTACTAGGTTAGCCGGTGAACGTACTTTGTTTAGTGTTATAGGTTAATCAATTAAATAACTAAAAGGGGTAATATTATGTTCAGCGTGCATTTAATAAATTCAAACGGTCAAGGCTCATATTTATCGGTCAAGAGTAAAAGCGAATGGAAAACAAAAAGAACTGCTGTTAAACACGCTAACGATATTAAAGCATGTAAGCACATGCCGTGGAATACAATGACTGTAGAAGTAGAAAATGAGTTTGGGGAGGTGTTAAAATGAAAATGACAAAAGAGCATTATAAACACATTGAACAAGCCATTGATGCAATACCTGTAAAACTACGTCAATCGCATTTTGCAAGTCTCCAGCTTGACAACCGTGTAAAAGATATTGACAAGCGTTTCCGCTGGGATTGTTTTAACTACGCAGGATTGACACAATTCGCTTGTGATATGCTGTATAAATATCTTGACGATACGCACATTGATACGGCTTTAAAATCCATTATGAAAGGCAAATAAAATGATATTCACTCACGCGCTATATACTCCAGACGGTCAATTAATCAGCCGTCACAAGTCACTAGAAAAAGCAACACTAGCTGCGAAGTATTGCAAAACGTGTATTCCTACAATTAAACCTATAAAGGAGAATTAAGACAATGACAAAATCAGACTTGAAATATCACGTTTCACAAGGTACAGATTCGCATTTCTTTGAACGTAGTTCTATGAAATTCTTTGGTGATACGATGGCTAACTACGGTGTACGTTCTACCGTTATAATCTCAAATTATGACAGTGACGGCAACTATCATAGTGAAGGTGTAAAGCGCGAAGTATGGGAATTATACCGTAAACGTGCTGTAAAGCATGGATTGAAAAACAATAGCTATTTTGACAAGGTTACATATTCAAGGGTATTTGAGAAATGCTAGTAACTGGCGGTATTCTCTGTCTATTGTGGGCATTATATGACATGTCACAAGGTAATTAACTGCCGTGTATTGCCTTAACTGTTAACACTTAACTATTAAAAGGAGATTTTATTTATGAGATGTATTGGCTTGTTTCAAGCGGTAAAACTGCTAAAAGAAAACAATGTAATTTTTGACAATGCGTATGAAAACAAGTTTTTCAATAAAAATTATTTTGGTGATATTATTTCATATTCAAAAGGTATTCACATTTATTTTAACAATGGTTTTTCTGAAAATATTGCATACTATACACCGGAGACGCAATGCCTGATAATTTTTGGCACTGCTAGGGTAGATGGAACACCGCAAGAAAACAGAATGAATGTTGATATCAATTTTACAAGCGAGGTTATATTATGAGACAATCAATGGAAGAAATAAAGGAATTAGCTACAACAAACGGCAACAATGATGCCATTTACAAAATAGCTACGGATGCCATTGAATCTGATAATAAAGAGCGCAACAAGATACGTTTTGACCGTATTAATAACGACGTTAACGGCAACCCACGTTATGTAGTACATTTCCTACAATGCCGTCCTAACGATCAATATAGTTATGGTGATACTTGCAAGCTAATGAATAAAATAGGCGGTAGGGAGTATCATAATAAGTCATACGGTGGCGGTATTGTGTTTCAATCTTATTCATTAACTGAACTTGAAAACAGTATTAATGAATTAAAACACGTCATTAACAACGAAAAGGAAATTAACTACAATCTGTTTAAAGGCATTCAATCCGTTATTAAAATTAATGACGTTATAACAGGTAATGACGGTATTAAATATCGTATTACAGCCAAAACACAAGGTAAGCTTTTTGCGGTAACTGTATCATGTTAATGCAAATAGCAGGAGCAGCATGTTTATTGTGGGTAATATATGACATATTGCAAGGTAATTAACTGTCTTGTATTGCCTTAACTGTTGACCGTTAACTATTGAAAAGGAGTGCCAAACCATGAAATTTGACGCTAAAATTGTACTTATTGACGGCAAAGAATATAAACTTGGTTCTTTATGTTCAGGAACTATAAACAGCAAAACCGGCTTTAATTATTATGTTTTAAACGATAAAGGCCAAAATTTTAGAATTGTTAACGCTTACCCAAAAGGAACAAAAGTTTTTACAAGTGGTGAACATTTAGAATTTAAATAGAAAGGAGTTACAAACCATGAAAATTATATATCAGAAAGAAAGCGAAACTATTCGGCAGATGCCAGAAAATTATCTAATTGCACATAAATCAAATGGTTCTTGGAAAAGTGAACCTGACTTGGCAGCAAATCTGGAAATTTGTGTAAAGGTTTATAGAACTATAAACCATTCACATGCTAATAAATACATTGCTACAGGTGAGCAAATTATAGAAATGGCGTTAAAACTTCAATGATTAAAATTACATTCATTCGATACAATAACAAAGATTTTCAAGGTATTGTTTTTGCTGAAACTGAAAAGCAAGCGGAAATAATTATTGACGGATTAAAGCAATTAAAACATATATCAAATATTAAAAGTGAGGTTATATCGTGAAACGTCAAAATATTTCAGGTTTTGAATTTAAGCTTTTCGGTTATACCGTTGAAATTGTAACTGTATATCATTTTCCGGTATGTATAGCGGTATGGAAATGTGCAAAACTTGTAAAACGCTATGAAATAGCATAAAACCGGCTTCACAGAATGTCCTAGGAACGCCAAACGACAAGCGGCCAAGGGGATAGCATAGGGTAAAACCTTGACCGCTTAGAGACGATATTCAGAATTTCATATATTTAGGAAAGGGGATGTTATTTATGAGAAATTCAAAAAGAGCATGGAGAAACGATTGCAAAAACTTGAATGCTATTAACATTGAAGAAACTTTTATTAAACTGGCTGTTAACTGTTAAGCATTGCTACTTAACTGCCTTGACTTGCTACTTAACTGCCACTAATTACATTAACTGAAAGGGGTTTACAATGAGAACTGAAACGACAACAAGAAACCTTTATACTTTCGATGAACTGTCAGAAACGGCTAAAGAGAATGCTATAAATCAACTATCAAATATAAACGTAGATTATAAATGGTGGGAAAGTGAATATGAGGACGCCGAACAAGTTGGAATAACTATCACAAGTTTTGACTTGGATAGAAATCGACACGCTTGTGCTGATATTCCAAATTGCCAGGAAACAGCCGAATTGATTTTAAGCAATCACGGTGAAGAATGCGAAACGTATAAAACAGCTAAAACTTTTCTTGACCAGTATTTGCCGATTAAAGAAAAACGCGATAAATGCGACGATATTTATTCACGTAACAAATACAGAAAATGTTTGTCAGATACACTTGACAGTTTAAAATCTGACTTGGAAACCTTGACAGAAGATTTTAAACAATCAATAACTGAAGATTATTCTATTATGCTTCAGCATCAATACGAATATCTCTGTTCAAGTGAAGCAATCGAAGAAACCATAAAAGCTAATGAATACGAATTTGCTGAAGATGGAGAACTTGCTTAACTGTCTTGTGTTACCTTAACTGTCACTTATTACCTACAAAGAAAGGAATGATATGTACATCTGCGAAGAATGCCATAATAAACGTCAAAACCGAAAAGCTTTAGAAAGTCAACCGCTACAATTCATTTACGGTATAAACGAAACATTTACACATTCGTGCCCTGAATGCGGTACACGTAAGAAGCAAAAGGCTTTTCAATATCTAAATGCTTATGAGTTAGTTATGGAATTAGAAGAGCTAAAAGAGAAACATGAAAAACTTGTTGTCCCTGATAGTTTCCCCGTTCAAGGGTATCATTCAGCACAAGACCTGTTTGACCGGTCGAAAGTGTTTCCCGCAATTCTGAATGATGCTGAAGCAATGCAAAATGCCTTGCAATATGCTGCTGAAATAGAATCAATACTTGAAGAGGTGCAACCATGAGCAAACTATCTAAGCTTGATACAACAATCCAAGAAAAAACAAAAGTAATATTTCGCAAATTTCCAGATGGTGAAATAATAGCTCTATTCCCTGAATTGCCAGGAACTAACAGTGTAACGAATTGTCTTAACTACATGCACAACGGCCAGCATGGAAGCGGTAAAGCTACTTGCGAAGGTACAAAGCCAGTTGATAAAGACTGGAATGGAGCATTAAAGCGGGAGTTAACTGCAATCGGTTACAACTTAACTGTTGTTACTCGCTTTTCATATCAAATGGATCAAAAGAGAATTGCTTTAATACGTGGTACTAAATAAAACTCAAAACCAAAAGGAGAATTACAAAATGAATATCAAAAATCGTTATACAAATGAAATTATTGCAGAAGGTGAAACGGTCAAACAAATAGCAATTAATAATAAAACTAACCTTCGCGGCGCTGACCTTCGCGGCGCTAACCTTTACGGCGCTAACCTTTACGGCGCTGACCTTTACGGCGCTGACCTTTACGGCGCTGACCTTCGCGGCGCTAACCTTTACGGCGCTGACCTTCGCGGCGCTGACCTTTACGGCGCTGACCTTTACGGCGCTGACCTTCGCGGCGCTGACCTTTACGGCGCTGACCTTTACGGCGCTAACCTTCGCGGCGCTAACCTTTACGGCGCTGACCTTCGCGGCGCTAACCTTCGCGGCGCTAACCTTTACGGCGCTGACCTTCGCGGCGCTAAATATGGCAACAACGAACTTCTTATTAAATACTTAACTATCGGGCCTATTGGTTCGAGAAATGATTATCTACAAATATTCATAACTGACAAACAAAAACTTGTTAAAACTGGCTGTTTTTCAGGATCAATTGAAGAGCTTAAACGAGCTGTTAACAAAACTCATTCAGGCAATGACCACGCAAAACATTATAACTTAGCAATTGCTTTAATTGAGGTTATGTAGTTTAACTGTCTTAACTATCTTAACTGACTTTTATATTTTTCTTGCTTTTTAGATAAAGGCGCGATATTCTCAAAACATGATTAAGAAAAGTTACAGATATAGGATATATCCAAATCAAGCACAAATCGTTTTGCTAAACAAGCATTTCGGAGCTACCCGTATGATTTACAACTGGGGTTTGTCTGAAAAAACGCAATCTTATCAAGAAACCGGAACCTCGTTAACACGCTATCAACTTCAAGAAAGATTGCCTGAAATGAAACAAACTGACAAACCTTGGTTAGGAGAAATTAATTCTCAATCACTTCAAGCTTCCTTGCTTAATCTTGACCGAGCATTTTTAAACTTTTTTAAACATAACAGCAAATTTCCCAAATTTAAAAAGAAAAATCACAGACAATCGTTCCAAGTACCTCAAGGTGGTAAAATAGATTTTAAAACTGAAAAGTTATTTATACCAAAGTTTATTAGGGGTATTAAGTGCAAAGTTTCTAGAAAATTTGAAGGTGTTGCTAAAACATTCACAGTTTGCAAAACAACAACGGAAAAGTATTTTGTTTCTGTTATTGTGGAAACTCTTGACACAATCCAGAATAAAAAACCAATTTCGTTTGAAACAACCATTGGAATAGACGTAGGTATAAAGGATTTTTGCACACTATCAACAGGTGAGAAAGTTGAAAATCCCCGCTATCTGCGGAGCGAACTAGCTCGGTTGAAGATACTTCAGCGTAGAGCAAGTAAAAAGAAAAAAGGAAGTGCAAACCGAAAGAAAGCTGTAATGAAGGTCGCGTTGTTGCATGAAAAGATAGCAAACCAAAGAAAAGACTTCCTACACAAATTGACAGACAGGTTGACTAGCGAAAACCAAGTTAACAGCCTAGCCGTGGAAGATTTGAATATTGCAGGAATGTTGAAGAACCGCCGCCTTGCCCAGGCAATCTCGGATGTTTCTTGGAGCGAATTTTACCGACAACTTGAGTACAAGGCAGAGTGGAACGGCGTAAACCTTCTTAAGATAGGTAGGTTTGAACCGAGTAGTAAAATGTGTTCTTGTGGTGTAATAAACAGTCAATTAAAACTAAATGATCGTAAATGGACTTGTTCATCTTGCGGCCAAACTCACGACCGAGATATTCTAGCAGCAAATAACATCAAACGGTTTGCTTTAGCGAACGATAATTTGAAATATCATCTGCGGTGCGCAGAGTAGAGCTTCTGGAGGTGCGCTGTTGCAATGGCGGCCTGCGAAGGAAGAAGCGTTGAAATTGACGCAGTACAACTGACTTCATTTACCTACAATAAAGGAGATTAAAGCTATGAAAGTATTTCACGAATTGACTGTTGACGAAATGAAACTAGAAGGTTTCGGAGTTAATGACATTACGCCGGGTCAACTTGAATCTGATAAATTGTTTGTAGATTATCAGTGTCAAGGCGGTGCAAAATGACACTATGCAAACGAGTTAAAACAGCTTCAGGTAACAAGCGTCATTATACATTTCCTAATGGTGAATTAGTTGTATATGTAGGTACTAAGAAAGCTTGTCTATTCCTGATTGACGGTTTAACCTACTTAACTAAGGCTATTGACAGAAAACTAGCAGCCAATGCTTTAAAACAGCTAAAACGGGAATGTAAAGGTGTTACTAGTGATGAAGTAATACAAGGGGAGGTTTGAAATGTTAGTTCTTGATTTTGGATTTGTAGCTAACAAAGAATCGGGTAAGTGTGTTGCTATTAACGTCGGTTTAAAGTATTATTTAATATGGCTTGACGAATGGCAAAATCAAGGCGGTGAATAACATGCTAATCCTAATAATCATTCTGCTAGTACTTTTGTTTATATTACATTAACTGTCAACAGGTGAAACGTGAAACAAGCAATGCAAAATAAACTAATTGAAGTAAAGCAACAAGCGGCTATTAACTGGCCTTGCTTGACTAAGCGGTATCAATTCAAAAAGGCAAAGCTAATATTTGCCGATGAGCTTGAATCCTGGGGTTTGTGTTGGCTTGCTTCAAATACAATTGAAATTAACATGCAGTGTGCTATAGCTGATCCTGAAAGAACATTAACTGAAGTTGTCGGGCATGAACTTTGCCATATTTTAACGCCGCTGCTTTATCCTGGCGTTGGCTTTACTTTTGAAGATGCTCATGGTAAAGAATGGCAAGCTATTATGAAAGCTATGAGTCTTGCTATTGATCCGATTGACTTGATTGTTTAACTGCAACCGCTTAACTATCTTGCTTAACTGAGAGGAATTACTTATGAAAAGATTATCAGGTTTTGCAATACTCGTAATTTTAATATTTGCAATAGGTTTGGTTATGGCGTTCGCTTTAAACTTTAACTGGATTGCTTTATTTTGTATAATTGGAGCAGCTTGTTTAATTACAGCTTTGCTCTATTTTGCTTTGTACTTAATACATTCATAACTGCATTCCAGAAATAACATAAAGTTTTGCCCTGTCTGTGAGATTTTTTGATTTTTTGTCAAGGGGTGATAACTCAACTATCTCCCCACAATCTGCAAGACTTTTAATAGCAATACCAATTGCAGGAACCGGCCCCAAACGATCATTCTTAAAACTAGCACGTTGTCTACAACAAGCTGTTATGTAGGAATGAGGGATAATCTTTAACTGAAACAGAATCTCCGAACATCCGGCATACTTTTTAACATCATCCCATGAACCGGAAACGTATTTCTTAATCACTTTCTTAATGTCTGTTGCTTGATCGTTCTGAACATTGTTAACACCAATTTCACCAGATTCAAAACGGCCTAGCAAGTTTAAAACATCCTGGGTAATTAACTGCAATGCCCAGGTTGCACATTCAACATTGATAACCGGCTGAATGCAGTTAACTCCGACTGCTAGTAAGGCGGCAAGCTTCAGAACCTTCATATGGGCGCGAGTCCATAATTCAGCACTAACTGAATCACCTGTGTTAACTTTATGGTCGCACCAAACATCAAATTCTTTAAATAACTTTTGGGCAGCTTCGTCTGTTCCTACATTAATAACATTATCACCATTGTTTAACTGCAACGCATAGGCGCATAAAGCTGAAAACCGATCTGTTAACTGTTGAGAAGGGGTTGCGTTGTGGTGATTATCATTTGTAGGCACTCTGTCACCTTTATATTCAATAATAGTACAACGTGGTAGTAAACCTTCATTTATCATATCTTTGGAAAGTAGTTCATAAAACTTTTCAGGGGTTGCTTCACCTAATACGGAAAATGCAGGCGCTCTTGTAACAGCAGTATTTTTATCTTTGTCTGAATAGATTAAACTTCCTAAAACGTCGTCGTGGCCTGACTGATTGTATAAGTCAAGCATTGCAATTCTAACGCCTTGCTGAACTGGATTACGACTATCATTTGACATCTTTTTTAACGTATCTGCAAACTCACCCATGATTGAAACAAAGCTTTGAGAAGACTTTGAAATGTACTTCATAAGTGCTTCAGGTGATGCAATTTTAGCTGGCCCCATAAACGTATGAGCTTTTTCAACTGACTTAACTGTCGCTCCTAGCAATTTATTTATACAACGTCGCATTGCCTCCTTTCCTCGACCTGTTTTAGCAATTAAGAAAGTATAAGTATTAAGGCCGGTGCCGCTAACGTTGTAAGCCCGCCCACAAACACCTGACATCAAACCTAAAGCTCCAGCAATGGCTATTTCCTTAACTGGCCGTGGTGCTGCGGCGTAAATAAATTGTGCGATATCGCCACAAAGTCCAGGTGGCAAGCTATATTCAAAGTTCTGTATATTTGAATCTTTAGATATATGACTATACTTATGTTTCTTAACTGCTGCTGGTTGCTGAGGCTGCACAGGAGCATCAACGGGTATAACTGGCGGCAAGGGGCTTAACTGCACCGGCTGAACGCTCTCAGCCTTAACTGCGGCGAGCTGAAGCTGTAGATTTGCGTGGAGAGCGTCGAGATTGAGGGGCGGGTGCATTTTGTCAAAACTTTTGTCAAGCATACCCCATTCAGGATGCTCAAAATAGTCTTCCCGTTGGGCTTTCTTGCGTTGTCCGATGACACTTGAACGAAAGATACGTTTAATCTGTTCTCTGTTCTGTGTGTAAAAACTAATGAGGTTTACTAAAGCTTGATCGGCCTGATTGCAGCTTTCTTCCTTATGTGCTTCTTCAGGAAAGTATTGCTGCCAGCGACCCTCGAAAATGTCGATAAATTTCGTGCCGTTAGAGGCGCTTGACGCTTGACTTAAAATTTCATAATCCGTAAAAACTTCAGGTGTGTCAAGACGCGGCCCAATTTCGTTTTGAGGCTTCGCTTCCATCTCACTCCATAATAAATCGGCGAGTTCTTGATAATCTTTAATTGGTAAATCCCTACAACAATTGCCCGTAAAAGTCATGTAATGACCCGCTGTATACATCTCAACCTTGGCGCGATTGCGATTTGTTGGAACCTTGGCACGTATCCAAATATGGCACCCCAATCCAGAAGGGCTAATTTCTGAATACGACTCAAAAGCCGCAAAAATACCTTGCTGCTTCTGCCGTGTGGCTTCGTCAGGAGCATCGTCAAGGTCAATGCACAGGTAAGGGTCTGATGGCGATATGACAAAGCCTATGCCTGAACAATACTGAGAAACGGCAACAGCTTCTTCAAACGATCCCCAATGAACAGGATTTGTTGGGCTTGCTTTATATCCATTGTGGGGATTGTACGGCATTTTAGTGACTTTGCCGGTTTCGTCAATTTCTACTTTATAAACTATCCATTGGCGCAAGGCTTTTAGTTCGGCTGGTATTTTTGAGTACACGTAATCCCGCCTTGTATATTAAATTGAATTTTAAAGTTAAACGATGTCGTTAGCTATCAGAACTTCGTGATTCTGAATGCGAGCAACTGCTTTATCGGCATATTCTTGAAGCTGTTCAATACATATCCATTTTCGGTTTGTATTTTCACAGGCAATTGCTGTAGTACCGCTACCGGCACAGTTATCAAGTACAAGTTCACCTTCATTTGTATATGTTTTGATTAGGTATTCAAACAGAGCTGCTGGTTTTTGGGTTGGGTGAATAGAACCTTTACGAACTTTATCAAAAGTTATAATTGTAGTTGGGTTCTTTTCATCATACGTCTTTTTAAAGCCTTCAACTTTGTAATTATCAAGTGTTGTCGATTCGGCGTTTAACTTCTTTTGACCACCTGATTTTATAGGTTTGTCGCGTTTAATCATTTGCGCGTTATATAATACTTTGTTTTTTGAAAATACGTTCACGTCTTCATGTTGGCGCATAGGTTGAAATCTAGCATAGCTCATTCCACTAGGAATTACCTTATCCCAAATCCATTGATACCTAAACAATTTAATATTAGACGTTATCATTACAGACGTAAATGGTTCGCTAGAAGTAAGCGCCGTTATCTTTAATTATACGTTCGTATTGTAACCACAACGCTTCAAAAGGAATTATACTATCCCACTTACAAGCTGTAGTTCCATAAGGTAAGTCGCAAAGTATCATGTCAACTACACCATCAGGTATTTGCTTCATAACTTCAAGGCAATCACCTAAGTAAAATCTGCCGTTCTTTATGTCTTGGTATGGATGTGTCATACTACCTCCTGAATAATCAACGCATTACACTTACTATTAGAGCAATATCGCCGCGACGGATCAGCACCAACAACAGTCGGCATATTGCAAACATGACAACGTTCGCCGTCAAACGTGTAATCCGCTTCAATTGTTATCTTTTCACGAATAACGTGAAACTGCATTAAGTTGCTTGCCAGTTTGGTCATATCTTCAGCTTCTTTTGCGTCAAAAATTCATAAAGAGTGACAACTCTATCGCTACGTGAGTCTAATTCATTACCTCTCGCCTGGAAAGATTTTAACCAAGCGAACGGCAGAGTCGTCTTCTCAGAAATGTCTTTCAATGTAATTTGTGGGGAGCGATTCTTGAGCAAAGCTACTGTAATTACTCGTAAATTGTCGTTTATCATGTTGCCGCCTTTAGGTGAGTTTCGAGCGAACCATAAACCGTGTTTACACAATTGTCAAGCGCAAAATAAATCGCAAGGGGCTAAAGATTTCACTTGCAATTGCTAAAAACTTAATGTATTGTTCCGTCACCGAAAACAAGAAAGGAATATTAACAATGCAAACCGGCACAAAAGTACGACATAAGAAGTTTGGACTTGCAACGGTTGAAGAACTTAACGAAGTTCTGCACCCTCACCATAGAAAAGCAGGTTTGTGTTTTATTAAACTTGACGAGAAACCGGCAGGCTTTTCAGTAGATGTTATTGAAGCTTTTGTTGACGAGTTAACTGAAATATAATGTCAGCACCAGTTTGGATGTACTTTAAATGCGGCGGTTGCAACAAAGTTCGCAAAACGCAAATACAAGTTGAAAAGATAACTGTCTGCGGGAGCTGCAATCACAAACAAACAGTAACTAGAAATGATCGTATAACTGGAATAAATAGCGAAACAACAGGCAAACCGTTTCAAGGTGAGTGTAATAGAGTAAATGGTAGATTTGTTAAATTTTAATTCAAGGAGCACTAAATGAAAGAAATAAAAACACAAATTGAAGAACGCGAAGCATTTGAACTGAAGTTTGGATTTGCTAAACCTGCCGCAAAGGGGAAGAAGAAATGAAACTTGAAGAACTCGAAACTCTTAGCGACGGAGCTAAAACTTGGGGCAACAGCAAGCGCGACGACAAAGAGTTGTTTGCCCCAGGCGCAAAAGGTATCATTACACCTCACGAATGCAAATGCAACGCAAACAGCGGCTCATTAGACCTTTTCATGTTCACGACGCTACTTGCTCAGGAAATATCCAGAGCTGACGAGAAGCATGGTGATTGGATTGGTATGAATCCCGAATGGATGATTGCACAAATAAACGGCGAGCTTAATGAAGTTGACAAGGCAATTGACTTCAACGACATTAACGGCGAACACGGCATGAAAGCAGAGCTGATTCAAGTTGCTTGTACTGCCTACAAGATGTGGAGGGCTTTGTAAGGTGTCTTGTTTCGTGCTACAGGTCACGCCGGTTATTGACCATAGCGTTCGGGCCTTGTGCGTGAAGCCTTACCCGCTACATCCGAAAGGCTGTCCTAACTTTACGAAATGTGATAGATGTCCTCCGAAAGCATTACTGTACGATCAAAAGTACAATTTATCAAAACCTGTTTACGCAGTCGTGAACGAATACGATTTAGCAGCACATGTTGGCAAAATGAAAGTTAAGAATCCAGCGTGGAGCGAGCGGCAATTATATTGTGTTTTGTACTGGCAAAATGCAGCAAGAAAACAGCTTGACAATAAATTGCAAGAAATAATTAAAATTGGTTTGTGCGGTTACGAAATCGAAAAGACACCTGAAGCGATGGGCGTGAATATAACAGAAACACTTTTGAATGCTGGAATTGAATTAGAATGGCCTCCGAAACAAATTGCAAGACAAATAGCTTTGTTGGCAATTCCAAAAGGAAATTAAAATGAATCACAATGAGAAACTACAAGCTTGCCGCGCCATATTCAACACATGCCTCGAAGTCTTGGACGCTAAAGGTCGTGACTATTCCGGCACTGAAGATGGAATGGGTAACTTCAAAGACTTCGGCTGGAAAGGTATTGTTGTTCGCTTGGGCGATAAGTATCACAGGCTGAAGAATTTAACTAAAGCTGAAGCCGCTGTTAATGAAAGCGTCGAAGATACGCTTTACGATACAATTAATTATGCTGCGTTGACTTTGGTGATGAAGATGATTGAAGATGCAGGTATGAAAGAGATGCAATTTATAAGCAAACAGCAAGTTGAAAATATTTATTTGAACATTGCAAAAGAATTACCTTGACAATCAAAACGTAGTATGCGATAAAGAATCATCTTGAATGTGAAAGGGTTATTTATGAAAGAGTTTGAAGTTTCAATGTTGCCATTTAGACAGTTCTTAATTAAAGCTGAAAGCATTAAAGAAGCTTGCCATCTTTCAATTGAAAAGTGGTTTATGAATGAAACCTCTGCAACACCTTTAGCTCAAATTGCAATGCTTGTACGTGAGGTGGTAAAATGAAACCAATGAAGCCGGTAACAGTTGAAAACGGCGATCTTGAAAAGCTGAAGTTCCCGCTTTATGCCTCAAAAAAATTAGATGGAATTAGATGCGTAATAGTTGACGGTGAACCGCTGTCTAATACTTTGAAGCGTATTCCGAATGAGTTTGTGTATAGTCAATTGAAAGATATTTCGTACAGTCTTGACGGCGAATTGTTGCTTGAAAACGAGGATGCTCCAAATCAACCAGGATTACACAACTTCAACGACGTTCAATCAGCGATGATGAATCGTTCAGGCGAGCCTAAGTTTGTATTGTGGGTATTCGATCTTCACGCCGAAACCGTTGACTTCAGTTGCCGCAACGATCATATTATGCGAATTTTCAATCAGCATGGTAACGCGGGGTGCATCAAACGCCTCCCCCAAGTCCTCTGCAACAATCTCGAAGAACTAATGGCTTTCGAGGAACAAGCCTTGACAGCCGGTTACGAAGGGATTATGCTACGCTCCCTTACTGGCACCTACAAGTTTGGTCGTTCTACCTTCAAGGAGCATTATCTGCTTCGTCGTAAGCCTTTTGTTACTGAGGAATGCAGAATTGCGGACTTTGTTGAAAAAATGACAAATACAAATGAGGCTTACAAGAATGAGTTAGGTCATACCAAACGTAGTTCAGCTCAAGAAGGTTTAGTGCCAGCGGGAACTCTTGGGAGTTTCATTGTTAAGAATAAAAAATGGGGTCAATTTACTCTTGGTTGCGGCAAACTTACTCATGCTGAACGCAAGTTTATTTGGGAAAATCAAAACGCACATTTGGGCAATATTGCTACTTTTAAGTACCAAAGCATAGGATCAAAAGAAGCTCCCCGCATCTTAACCTTTCAACACTTTCGCAATCAGGCCGATATGACAGCTGAACAATTGGAGTTGCTATGACCTGCGACAAATGCAATCAAAACCAAACCTGCGGCAAGTGTGCTAATTGCATGACGAACTGTACTGACTTAACGCACGATAAATGCTGTTTACCTGATGGCGAATGCCTGTTTAGTGGGAGTGAAGAATGAGTTACCAATATGAAATCGAAAAGCAAAAACTGTTTACTGATGAAGGTCAACGTCATTTTCTTAAAGTGCGTGATAACGTTAAAGAATTACTTGCAACAGCAGGAGCCTTCAGAGTTGATAAGGTTCTTTCGGGTAATTCTTGGTTCTGTTTAGCTTGCGTTGACAGAATGGTTGAACTTGGTGAACTTGAAGAACTTACTGGTAAGCAAGTTGCAGGACAAGACAGAGTATTTGTCAAAGGACGTGGTTAATATGCGAAAGCAAGTGACCGAATATACCTGCGACGTTTGCGGTTGCGAAGTTGACGAAAGTATTTTGATACCGAATGTTATTGAATTTGGAAATCACAAAAGCGACTTAGTTGATATCGAAATTGACTTAGAAGCGAGCGGTGATGTTTGCATTTACTGTTTCATCAAAGCTGTTAACAAACTTGACACACGACCAAAGGCGGCAAACTAATGAGCAATTTTCTATCCCAAGTTACCCACACAACGCAAAGTTCAACAGGCATTCGCATAGTTGTCTACGGCGCAGAAAAAATTGGGAAATCACATTTATGTTGCGGAGCGCCGAACGCACTATTGATACCCCTTGAACAAGGTTATGTGAGCATGAACTGCAATAAAACTTCAATGCTGAAGACTTATGAAGAAGTAATGTCTTTGCTTGATGAAATTATTGATTCAGCCCAAAAGAAAACGTTTAAGCATCAATGCCTTGTGTTTGACAGCTCTACAGCCCTCGAACGCTTGATACATCTAGCGACGTTGCAAAAAGACCCGCTTTACAAAAACGGTAATCCGAAGGGTCTTGTTGTAGATAGTGCTTTAGGCGGCTACGGCAAAGGTTATGATTATGCAAATGGTCTGTTTGCTGCGTTCTTGGAAAAGTGTGATTTACTCGTAGAACACGCTGGAATTAACATCATATTGCCCACACATGCGTTTGCTAATAAGATACTCGATCCGTCCGTCGGAGAGTACAGTTCTTGGGATTTACTTTTGCATTCACCTAAGAAAGATAACAAGTACGGTAAACGTGAGATGCTTTTGCAATGGTGTGACGTTGTTGGATTCTTGCATGAACCAATTTACGTTAGCAAGAACTCTGACAACTTTGTTCAAGGAATAAGCGCGAACAAAGGCCGAATCTTAGGACTTGAAAGAACGCCTGGATATATTGCCGGTAACAGACTTAACATTAAAGGCGAAATTTCAATACCTTTTTCTCAAAGTTGGAATTACTTAGCCGACGCAATTTTTCAAGCATGTGGACGAGACTTGTATAACAGAGAACTTAAATAAAAGGAGGAATCACAAATGAACGCATCAACATTGAGCGCAATCGCAGCACTAGCTGGAAGCATGCCAAATCTTAAAGATTTGCAAAGTTTCAACGAGCCACAAAGTCACAGCAGACATGGTAAACGAATGAAAGTCGAACGGCTTTATTCGGCGCAAGTTCCAAAAGACAAAGCTGGAAACGTAATGAAAAACGTTCGAGTTTTGCCGTCCGGTTCAGCGTATCAGGTACACGCTTCAGGTGCTTGGATTTGTATCAAGCATCCTCAAAATAAACATGAAAGGAATAAGGCCAAAGCGATTGCTGCATTTGAAGCTGAACACGGCAGAGCAATTAAACATTAATTAAAGGAGGTTACACATTGAACATTGAACAAAGAGTAAAAGAAATTGCAGCAGAACTGTTCGGCGTTGAGGTAACTAACGAAACAGCACTTCAAGACAGCCTTCAGTTAATGCAATTTGTATTAACACTTGAAGACGAGTTCAATATTGAAATTGAAGACGAAGCCGCTGAACAGCTTGACACGATTCAAGGGTTTGTTGATCTTGTGACTAACCTGAAAGGAGCTGAATAATGATCGAACTTGGCAGCTACGTCACTGACGAAGCAACCGGCCTTGACGGAATGGTCGTTAATCTTCAGATTGAAATGGATTTGAGCGAGTTTTATTACTTTCAGCCTCGCGGTTTGAATCCCAAATCGTTGCAACCGACAGAGGGTATGTGGCTAGTCGAAAAACGGCTGTCAGGCGGCAAACGCATCGCTTCACCTGATCTTCCAACTCACGTTCTCGGAACGCTTGTTGAAGATGACGCGAGCGGCTTCAAAGGCATTGCCGTTTCAATGGTTTATCATATCAACGGCTGTGTCCATTTTAACGTTCAAGCAAAAGGCTTGCAGGATACCGGCGCTCCAATTCAAACATGCAACTTTGACATTCGCCGTCTGAAAGGCAGATTAATACTACCTATGACAAAAGAAGAACAGAAGAAAGATGAAGTTAAAAATCCATCACCGGCAGGTAACAGCAGTTACAAACCAGCTACTCAAAACAGCGTATCCCGCTGAACTACAACACAAAGGAGTTTAACCATGTCATTCCAGTTCCCACAAGCATTTGATGTCAATTCAGTCGCACCCGCAACAGGCGGCGGTAATCAGCTTCCCGTTTCCGATTCAAAAGGCCATTTGGTAGTAATTACCGAATCCGAAGTTGTACCTGTCGCCAACAAACCAAACGCAGCTTACATTAAGTTTGACGTTCGTATCATTGAAGGTGAACATGCAGGCGCTGAAGGTATCTACCGCGTAAACTACTTCTCTGACAGCGAACAGGCTGCAAATATTGCCAAAGGTCAGTTGTCGGCTCTCGGTCATGTTTGCCACGTACAGCAGCTTGCTAATACGGCGCAATTGCATAACGTGCCGTTTAGAATGGTTGTTAAACCGCAAAAAGGCGCTGAAGAAGCGGCTAAAGGGTATACCGATATTGCTTACGTCTTGAACGCAGACGGCAGCAAAGCCGGTTCAGCACCAGGATCAGCAGCGACAGCGGCTCCTGCTGCTCCACCTGTTGCCCCGCCAGCACCTCCTGCCGCTGCTGCACCGGCAGCGGGTCAATGGGGCGCTCCTGCGGCTCCTGTTGAAGCTGCACCTCAGCCACCAGCTTGGGGCCAGCCTGCGGCTGCTGCGGCTCCCGCTGCGAGTCCTCCTTGGGCGACCAAACCTGCTTAGATATTGAGTCGGCGGCGTTGGCAACAGCGCCGTCCTCTGAGTAGCTAAGACGTGAAAGGAGCCTGCTATGAATGATGAACAGAAATTAATGTGGATGTTCGAGCAAGTGCATGGCAAAATAACAGGTGCTTGCTATACTGAATTGGTTCTTGATGATGGCGAGAATCCAATAGCCGTAGAGGTAAGAAAGAATGGCAATCTTTGTTGGACTGCTACGAAACTGGATTTAGTATTTGACTATCTTACAAAACATCTTGAGTAGCCAGGGGGTTATGAATGAAAGAATATGTAAAAGTTCCAGTTCTCGTAGGATTTAACACAGACATTCAAATAGGAACTCTCGAAGTTTTAAAAAGTAGCCTTCCGTCAACCCCTGAGTTTGTATTTACAATTGGGTATAAAACTGCCGAAGGTGACAAACCTTTTGAACTGAAAGCCGTTAGCATATCTACGGATACAGAGTTTCTTGCCTATCTGAAAGAGCAAGGTGCTGCGTGATTGACCTCACCACTCCAGGCGCACTAGCGCAACTGTCGCGGCAGATTAAGGACGAAATTGACGCAAGTTGTATTTGCAAGGGCGATGAAGGGCCAAGAAGTCATTTAGGAGCTTCTGAAATAGGCCATAGTTGTAGCAAGTATTTGTGCTTTAAATTCAGACACGCTATTTATAAAAAATTTGATGGTCGAATGTACAGATTGCTAAACAGAGGTCATTTTGAAGAACCTCGTTCGCTTGGTTATCTTGAAGCTATTGATTGTAAAGTCAGAATGTTTGAAAAGGTCTTGCTTTATCATCCTGAAAGTGAAAGTTATTTTTACGGCAACATTGAAGAAGATAACCCTGACGGTCTTGTTGAAGAAGTTGAAGGTATTCCGTATCACGAAGATAAAGCTAAAGAACTTGGAATTTGGCTTGAAAAGGGAAAGAGGCAGCTCCGTATATCAGCTTGTAAGGGTCATTTTGGAGGTTCACTTGATGCTGAAATCGAACTGCCTACAAGATATGGTATTGTGGGTAGAATGTTGTGCGAGCTGAAAACTCAGGGCAACGGTAAGCAGGGCAACAAAATAAGTAACTTTGCAAAGTTGGTTAAAGATGGCGTTAAGCTTTACAAGCCTGTTCATTGGGCGCAGCAATGTATATACGGCTATAAGCGCGGTCTTGATTATAGTTTGTATATGTCAACTTGCAAGAATGACGACGAACTTCATATTGAAGTTATAAAATTAGATCATTTTTTGGGGGCTTCTCTTGAGAGAAAGGCCGAACTAATCATATTTGCAGAAACACCTCCTTCGGGTGTAAGTATGAGTCCTGCCTTCTTCGAGTGCCAGTGGTGCGATGCTTGCGATGTATGCCATAATGGAAAAGAAGTTTTAAAGAACTGCCGTAGTTGTAAAATGTGTGAACCTGTTGAAGATGCGAATTGGTATTGCCACAAGTGGAACTCTGTAGTTCCCAAAGAACATATTGCAGCTTGTCCTGAATGGATTTCTTACTTTTAGTTCTTGACTTCACAGGTTTTTTGTGAGATACTTCCTCCTACATAAATTAAACGTGTCGAGCAGGACGCGTTACGCTGGTTACGGTTGCTTCGGCTTCCGTTGCAGTAAAGCCTCATTCGGACTGCTCTCCGTTTGAGGCTTTACTTATTTATTCAGGAGATTTTAATGTACGAAATTGAATCAAATATACCAATGCCGGAGGTAATAAAAATGCCTAGAAAATTAAAAGGTCGTTATATCAAACCTCCTGCTGAAAATTTTGATAGCAAAGGATTGCCTACTTCTAAAAAAGAAGCTGAACTAATAGGGAGTACAACTTATATTACAGGGAATCCTTGTGGAAGAGGTCATATTAGCGAACGAAATACTAAAGGTGGCGCTTGTATCGCTTGCATCCGAATAGCGAGAGATTCAAACCCCGACCATAGAAATCGCTCTGCTAAAAATGCAGAATTAGCAAGAACAGCGAAAGCGACGGGTATAACAACATTCGTACCTGAAAAACCTTGCAAGTTAGGTCACAACCTTAGATTTATAGCTTCAAATAATTGTGTCGAATGTTCCAATATAATGCGTGAGAAACATAAGCTGGCAACCAAACATTATAGAATTAAAAAAATATATGGTTTGGATAAAGACGCTTATTTAAAAATGGTAAACGATCAAAACAGCAGTTGTTTGTTATGCGGAACTTATGTTGAAGATTGCTACAATTTGCACATAGATCATTGCCACGATACCAATAAGGTTAGAGGTTTGCTTTGCGGTAAATGCAATCAAGGTATAGGTTTGTTAAAACATTCCCCTGACTTACTTCGCAAAGCCGCTGCGTATTGCGAGGCTTAAATGAACTTTCATCCGATAGTTCAAAACAGTTTGCGCGACTTCCAGCTTGAGGGAATTTCAGCATTATATGACTACTTTGCTACTACAGACGGCAATCCGTTATTATGTTACCCAACTGGTACGGGCAAGTCCTACGTTAACGCAGGTATCGCAATAAACGTACTTACTGAGTTTCCAAACCAACGTATAATTATGCTCACTCATGTTAAAAATCTTATTGAACAAAATCTTGAGAAGTTGCTCAAACTTTGGCCTAATGCACCTGTCGGTATATATTCAGCAGGACTTAATCAGCGCGACACGGCACACCCGTTAATCTTCGGCGGCGTTGCTTCGGTTGTAAACAACGTTGAGGCATTCGGGCATCGTGATCTTTGTATTATTGACGAGGCCCACCTAGTTTCCCCACAAGAAACTTCAATGTATCAAGACATTATAAAGCGCCTACGCGTTATAAATCCAATGCTTAAAATAATCGGCTTGACGGCTACCGCGTTTCGTTGTGGGCAAGGCATGTTGACTGAAGGCGATAACCCTATATTTGACGACATTTGTTTTGATCTTACCGGCGTTCATCCGTTCAATCGCTTTATTGCAGAAGGTTATCTTGCACCATTAATACCAAAGCAAACAAGAGTTGAAGTTGACACTTCTTCGGTAAAGATTATCAACGGAGATTTTGCCAAGAACCAGCTTGACGAAGTTACTGAAAAAATACTTTATGAAGCTTTAAAGGAAACCGTCGAACGAGGCTATGATAGAAACTGTTGGCTTGTATTTTGCTCAGGAATCAAAACAGCAAATCACGCCGCTGAGATACTACAAAGTTTTGGAATTTCCGCTGCTGCAATACATTCTAAACTTTCAGACGCAGAGTGCGACAAACGCTTTGAAGCTTTCAAACGCGGTGAGTTACGGGCTATTTGCGGTAACAATAAATTTACAACAGGATTTGACTTTGCGCCGATAGATTTGATAGCAATGTTGCGCTCAACCGCTTCGCCTGGATTATGGGTGCAAATGCTTGGACGAGGGACAAGACCTTATGACTTTAATAATCCTGAAAAGTATGTAAAAGGTTTTGAATATGTAAAACGTAATTGCTTGGTGTTGGACTACGCAGGAAATTGCCGTAGGCTCGGCCCCATAAACGACGTAGTTTTACCGCGTAAGAAGGGTGACAAAACAGGCGATGCTCCAATTAAGATTTGCGACGCATGTGGTCTTTACAATCACGCCTCAGCGCGACATTGCGGAGGCAAACCATACCCAACTGATGAAGGTTGTGGTGCAGAGTTCTTATTTAAAACTAAACTTGTGCGAACTGCCGGAACTGACGTACTAATTGCAGGCGACGAACCCGTTGTAGAAAGTTTTGAAGTTACTCGCGTAATCTATCACAAACATAATAAAGTAGGCTCCATGCCTAGCATGAAAGTAAGTTATTATTGCGGGCTACAAAGATTCAGCGAGTATGTATGCCTTCAGCACTTAGGAATGGCTAAAACTCGCGCACGTAGTTGGTGGCAACAGCGCCACGCGTCACCACCACCTGAAACTGTAGACGAAGCGTTACTTTATTCAAGTCAGTTAAGATGTCCTAAAAGAATCAGCGTTGTGACTTCCAGCAAGTTTCCTGAAATTGTCAGCACAGAATGGTAAACTACATCCGAACGGAGCTTCAAATGACAGAACGCGAAGATTCAATAAAAAAATTGTCTGAAGAATTATGCAAGCAACTTATTTTTATACTTGACACAAACTTACGTTCGTGTTTAAATTGCACTAGATTTAACGAAGAACGTGAAGTTTGTATTTTGTACGATCAACGACCACCTGCGAAGATAATTGCTAAAGCTTGTGAACGTTGGGAAAGTATTGAATTACCTTTCTAGGAGATCAAAATGGAAGATTTAAAATACTTGCTATTTTCAATGTTTATATTACTTTTTATAATTTGCATATTTGTAATTGAAATAGCATCATTGTTGAGGAAACGATAATGGCAAAAGCACCCCGCAAAACTAAATCAGTAAGCAAAACCTGCGAAGGTTTAATCAACGCTTTACACTTCATTTCACCAGCTCAAAAGCCTGAAGACGACGCGCCGTATAAAACTCATTGCGTTTTGCATAACGGTTGGGCTATGGCTTTTAATGGTACTATTACAGCCGGTGCAAAGATTGAGGAAACTCTTGAAATTGCACCCAACACTTACAAATTGATTGCTGCCCTGGAACGCACGACAAAGGATGTTTCAATTACTGAGCTTGAGGGACGGCTTGCTGTGCGGTCAGGCTCGTTTTCGTGCTTCGTGCCATGTTGGCAT